GGTGAATGTCTTCCTCGGTCGGCCCGAAGCCCTGCTCGTGGGCGACGCGCAGATTCTCGTTGAGTTCCGTCATGAACGGAATCGCCTCCACGCCCACCTTTTTGAACAGGTCCATGGCGGCGGCGTCCCGCTGAAGCCCTTCCGGAAGTTTGTTCAGCCCCTCGGAGATCTCCGTCAGAATCTCGGAGGTGGGTTTCATTTCTCCGGTGGCGGTGTGGAAATCGATGCCCATTCCGCGCAAGGTAGCCCGCGCCTTTTCGCCTTCCCTGGAATTGTCGTCGGCCGCCTGGGACAAACCGCGCATCAGGCGCTCGACAATCGAGATGTCCTGTCCGACCGCGCGCGCCGCGAAGCCGAACTGTCCGACTTCCTTCGCGGTCAAGCCGGTGCGCAGTTCCGCGTCCTTCACGCGGGTGCCGTATTCGCCGAGACTCTTTGCCGCCTCGAATGCGGACGCCGCAATGGTGCCCAATACAGCAGCACCTGCGGTGACAGCGATGCCAAAGGGACCAAGAGTCGTCAGCACGGACGAGAGAGCGCCCTTCGCCCCCTGGAGCGGATTCTCCATGAACTGGCTGACACGCTCGCCGAACGAAGTGATGGCTTCGGACTGCTTCCGCAATGCTTCTTCGGCTTCCTTCGCCGCCTTTACCGCGAGAGCTTCGCGCGAGGCCTTTTCCTCCATGGCAATCATCTTTTCGTAGGATCGGGTGATCGCGTCGATGGCCTGCGGCTCGCGGTTGTATCGCTGCAGAAGCTGGTCCCGTTGCGTGATAAGCCGGTCCACGCCGCTCTTGCCGTAAGTCTCGGCCTGCTTTTCGAGGGAGGCGATGAGCCGCTGGACCGAGGACCGCGTCTGATCCGAAATCCGGATGACCTTGCTGTGCGACGATTCCGCTCTTTTCTCGAAGCCGTCGAGGGCGGCGTTGGCCTTGTCCGTTATCGGGGTGACCTGATCCTCGGCTTCGAGGATTACGCGTTCCGCTTGGTCTGCCATTTACGCTGCCTTGAGCATCACGAAGGGGCGAGCCTGAAATGCGGCGAGCACGGCCTGGCGGTCGCGTGGCGATACGCCCCACTGCGCCTCGCGACGGTTGTTGAAGGCGGCGATCTGCGAAGCCGTCATTCGCCGGCCGGGAAGAGCTTCGTCCAGGAACCCGATCGCCGCGCGATTCTCGTTCGCGGTGAGGACCTTAAGGCACCGCAGAGTGTGCCCGCTCCAGGTCCAGTCGCGGATCGGCTGGAGACCGCGCGCCGCCTTGTAGTCGGGGTAACCGCGGCGGCCAGACTGTCCGGCCTTTAGCGGCGCCGCCGCCTGGTCGTAGATGTTCCGCCCGCTCTGGATTCGCATCCGGATCGAATCCGCCAGGACCTGTGCAAAGCTCTGCATTTCCGTCGCGGTGTAGGGCGAGTAAACGAAGCGAGCGCGGCGGATGACGGTTTGGAATCTGGGCATTATGACCGGTTACGCAACCGCTAGGCACCGTTGCAGAACCGAGACTCTAGCAACTTGGCGGTATCATGCGGACACGATGCGTTTGAACGAGGAAACGACTTGGCCTTCGGACGTCCTGGACTACCTTGAACAGCATAGGAACTTGTTCTTGGCCTGGGAACTAAAAGGAGCGGGGGCCACATCATCTCCTGAAGCCGCCCGTGAAGCGGCGCGTAAATATGACACTGCCGTCTATGGGCTGCGGGCCGTGCTCAGCCGTCACGCACTTGAAGGCGGCTATCATTGCACACGCCTAACGAAATCCGAGATCCATCACATTATGTCGAACGGATTACAGTTGCCGAATCGAGCGATGCTTCTCGCCCGTATTCAAGCAATCCAGGATGCGAGGCTGATTGAGCCCTACGTCGCGGAGCGCCTCAGGAGCAGGAATCAAGCGGATGAGCCCAATCGTGCTGGTATGATCTGGTTCTGTTTCTTTCCGCCACACCTTGCCGGCCAAGGTGGGATCGAACGATTCTTCCGGCACTGGGGCGGCGAGGCCTTGTACAATTCTCATGAGCGCGATCAGTTAACCGGACCGATCCTTTCGAGCATTGGTACGCCGTGCTTGATAGAAGCCGATGTGCCAATAGCTAGCCTTGAGATTCACAGCTTTCTTGACAATCATGTCATAAGACAATTCCTCATCAACCGTGGTCTCGAAACCAGTGAGTCAGTTGACCATGAGGACCGCGCGAAATATCCTCTCCCCGTATCCAATATCCGGAGAATCATCCAGTTTCCGGAACCGGAGTTTGTTACTCTGACCGATTGCGATGACTGGACGCCGCCACTAAGTTAGTCTGGAAGAGGCATTCCCCGGGGAATTCAGTGTTTGTCAGCCAATCTGGCTCGCTACTCGGAATCGCTACCGAGAACTCTGTGCACCCGCATCTCCAACCTTGATCTGCTCCTGCCGCTCGGCTTCGATCAGTTCCAGCACCCGGAATTCCTCCTCCGTGATATCCGCCAGCGTGATCGTAAGCCCGATGCTCTTCGCGTTCAGAAGGCGGAAACACCGCCGAACCAGAGCGCCATTCGGCGTGTCCATCGCTTCTTCGAGGAGGTTCTTAGGACAGCCGGGCCCGTGGCTGACGTCAATGGCCTTCCAGTCAGCGCGACAAGCGGGACAGCCATCCAATTCGGTCTGCGCGGAGTACCCGCACCGTCGGCAGCGGAAGACGCGGTCGGGGCATTCTTCGTCAGGCCCACACAGCCCGCTCTGGTGTAACACCGACCGGATTAGGAATCGAACGCCCGGCTCTTCCGGCCAGTCGCCGGGCGCGGCTATTCCGGGTCTTCGTCGGCCTCGATCGCCAGTTGCGCGATGACTTCGGACACCGCCGCCGACTTGTGGACGATGGGCACGGCGCCGGCATAGCCGTCATGCGAGATGTGCAGCTTGTCGTAAAGGGCGCCGCTCGGCTCCAAGAACGCGCGCGTCTCAATGGACCGCCGCGCCGCGACCACGCTGGTCGAAGCCCGCTCGTGGTCCTGCATCTCCTTGGCGGTCGGCATGCGGAGCACGTGAACCACGCGGGTACCGGGGACTTTCATCTCGATCCGGTAGTTGATCCCTTCACGCTCGACGTTGGCCACGGCGCACCGCTCGATGCGGCCGATCACGATGCCGGCCTCGGCATCATCGAAGGCCGGGCCGTCCTTGTCGGTACGGATCTTGGCGAACAGTTCCGCGTTGATCTTGGGCAGCTCCACGTCCTCGCTCTGCGACTTTCCACGCCCCAGAAAATGGCGCACGGTGCGCTGCGCACGGGCCCAGACGCACCACTCCTCGTCCGAGGGGAATCGCACCTCGCAGCTCTTTTCGCCGCCCGAAAGGATCGGCACCACAAACGGCTTTGTCGCGTCAAACATTTGAATCTCCTATTGGCAGATGCCCTGTAGCGGCGTGGTGACGGTCATCGTCACCATCCCGTTGGTGGGGTCGTAAAGCTGCACGCCGGTGATCTGGAGGGTCACAATACCATCCGTGTTTCCGAGTTCGGCGACGTTGAAGCCCATCTTCTGGATGAGCATCGTGAACGAGTTGTTGACGTCGCGGGTCATGGTGAACGTGGCAGTCCCGGTGGTCAGGTTGATCAAGTTCGCGTACTCGGTCGATCCCGCCTGCACGCGCACTACAAACTGCACCGCGAAAGCCCGATCACCCCACTCGAAACGCCCCTGGATCTGGTAGCCATCCTGAGCTCCCGAGCCAGGGAAGAAGCCGGGCCGGAAGTTGTTCTCCCAGGAAGCTTCCATCGACACGAACTGCTTGGCACTGCCGCCGGTAAGATAGTTGATGCCGTTGAACGTCAGGGCGCTGATCATGCCAGCATTGAATTCATGCGGCGTGGAGATGGCCGGCAGCGTGATGCCGCTTGGCGAAGTGTACTGGCCGGTGGTGACGCACTCCACCGAGCACATCGCACTGGCGCGGCCTGGAGAGTTCTTGATGGAGAGCTTCCAGCCCTTGACGGCGCAGCCCACCAGCATTTCGTCCAACACCGCCGACCCGCCGGGCCGGATCTGTTGCACGAACGAGAAGTAGGGCAGCTCCAGGCCGGTCGGGTTCGTCGCTCCAAGGGCCGGAACGATGGTGTAAACGTACGGACCGCTACCGCTCACAACGACGTTGCCCATGGAGAAGGACAGCGCCCACGCGAGGAACTCCGACGAGGCGTACTTCGAGAGCTCGTAGGCCGGCATGTTGTAATGCGACTTGAAGAGCTGCGTCGGAAACTCGTGGCCTTTGCCGATTTCCGCCCGGTCATCCTCGTTCACGGGGACTTTCGCCCACGGTTTGGTATTGAGATTCGTGTGACGCCAGATGGTCGCCACCAAGTTGGCCGTTCCAATGGCGGTCTGTTTGCCGAATCCCCAACCGTTCAGCAATTCACTGATGTTCGCCATGCTGCTTTTCCTCCTCAGCCACAACTGCCGGCTTCTGTTCAGCCGCCGGCGCGGGAACCTGATGCCACCCGGTGCTCATGAAGGGTGAAAGTGCTTCCGCGGTCGCCTCGACTTCCTTGATCTCGTCGCCTTGGGGCGATTTCATAAAAACCAGGTCTGCCATTTCCTCCCCTTTTCCGAAAACTACGGGTTGTAAGATTCGATCAGCCGCACCGGTACCTCGAAATACTCGAAAGTGGCTCCGTCCGGGCTGATCACGACCGTGTTGCGGCGCGCCGACGGCAGGTAGAAGTCCATCGGTTCGCAGTTCGGATCGACGGCAGTGTGCAGCATCCGGAGGCTGCTGCCCGCCGGCACGTCGTTAACGATCCAGTTGAAGAGATCCTCGTAACCGACATCGGGCTCTTCCGGTGCGCGCAGGTATAACGAGAAATCGTGCACAAATACGAGCGCATTGCCGAGTCTGCCTGGCCCGGTGCCCTGCCACGCGATCATGATCGAACCGGGCGGCATCGACAAGATAGCCAAGCGGATGTTGTTCTGCGTCGGCTGGCCGAAAACGGTGGTGTTCTCGGTGTAGAACTGGATGTAACTGGCATCCCCGCCGAGGGCATCCACCAGGTTCGGCAGAGCCTGGAGCGCCGTCACCCACTCGGCCAGGATCGTTTTCGGGTTAGTCATTGGGAGTCTGCCCGGCCCGCGCCATCAGCGAAAGCTCGACAAGCCCGTACGGGTCCGGCTGGCGCACTGTGGTCACCACGAACTGCGATCCCCACGCCGTCACCCAATCACCGCGCTGCGGGAAGCTCGCAAGGTCGGGGGGATTGACAGAGATCTCTTCGACGTTCGCCAGTGCACCGGACTCCTCGCGCACGCGTGCGTGACGGATGGCGGTGATGGTCACCGGATCGCCAACCGCCGCGCCAGCCTGAGCGGATTGATACACCACCGGCTCGCCGAACGTCTGCTGCATGACCGCGTTCGCCGCTGCGTCGATGGTGGGCCAATCGGACATATATAAGGATGCGGCGGCGCGGCGGCCGCGCTTAGTTGAGCGTGATGATCGAGTAGAACACCGTGACGACCATGGTGCCGTTGCCGGTGGCGAAGGCGCCAGTGGCGTTGACGATGTCGATGCCGGTCGCCGATGGCGGCTGGATGACGCCCGTGGGCGGCGGCACCACGTTCTCGCTCGCGGCCGCGCTGGTGACGGTCGCCGCGGGGATGGTGGACGAGTGTGGCACCACGCCGGTCCCGTGGTACTGGAACGACACCGCACCGCCGCCGGTGAACTGCGTGGCGCCGGGCTTCATCTGCACGATGAACTGATCCACCACGAGTACCTGTCCGGCCGCGGGCGCCGGCAAGATGCTGACCGCCGTTCCGAACATGGCCATGATTTGCGCCGCAGTGAGCGTCACCACGGTTTTCTGAATCAGGGACGGGTCGGTGTCCGCCGCCTGCACCGGCCCGAAGCCGAGCGGGTTGAGCCGGACGCGAACGGTCGCGTCGCCAGTCAGGCCGCCCGGCGCATTCACACCGCTCGCCTGGCTGAGCACCGCATAGCCGATCTCCTTGTTCGAGACGCCGGCCGCCGTCAGCGGACTGGACGTGGCCTGCAGTGCCGTGTTGTTCCAGAAGACTTTGTCTCCGGGGTTAAACGTGCTCGCGTCTTTCGCCAGATCGAACACGCCCTCCACCACCAACTCGCTCGAGTCGCCAATGTTCTGACTGTTGACCGTCACGCCGAAGATGTTGCCGACCTGGCAACCGCCGCCGCTGAGCAGCGCGTAGGGCGCAACAACCGTGAGGGTTTGACCTTTTTGAACGTAATTCTGCATCGGTTTCTCTCCTGTTCCTTATGCCCGCCGCGCCCTACTGGCCGGCGTTCTTCTGAAGCCCGCGATAGTCGAGAGCCGCCGCGCCGAAATCCATGCGCGCCTTGATCTCGACGCCATCCACCTCGAAGCCCTGCTTGGTTTCGATGTACACGCCCTGCTGCCCTTCCAGGTAGCAGTACTCCACGGTGTCGATCTGCGCCGGGTCCGCGATCAGATACCATCCTGTGGTTCCATTCGTGGCGGCATCGAGACGCGGTTCGACCACCGGGATCAGGCTGCGCACCCACTCCGGCACGACCTTGGTCGCATCCGCCGAAGCGATGTTGATCGGGTACACGAGCTGGAGCATGTAAGTCTCCAGCGCCGTCGGCACGGCGATGAACCGCGGAATGAGATTCAGCGGAGTGCCCTGCGGTCCCTTCTGCAGGCGCATGGCACCGCGTCCTTTGCCGAGTGCGGTCAGCGGAGCGGAGTTGGCAACGGTGGAATCGATGGCGCTGGCCACGCCGGTCAGCAAGTTACTGTGATTGGCATGGAAGAGCGCGGTGGAGTTCTTGTCGCCCGCATACACCGCTGCCGGATTCGACGTGATGATGCCCCAGACGGTATTCGATTCCAGCTGCGCAGCCGCCACGCCGAGCAGTGCCGGGACCCGGGTGAACGCCTGAAGGTCGTCATTGATGATGACCTTGCGCGTCAGCGCCACGATCTCGCCGTACGTGCCGAGTGCGTAGTTGATGTTGTTGTCGGTCAGGTTGGCGCGGTGGTACTCGCCCTTCTCATTCAGCGCCTGTAAGACGGGCGCATCGGCGAGCATCACACGGTTGATGGGCTTGAAGTCCTGTGCCGTCACCTGCCGGCAGAACGGCTGGAAGGTGCGCGGATAGGCCTCATAGCCCTGGCGCAGGGTCTTGTTGGCGACGTTGGCCAGGATCGCCGGGAAGTCCGCGGTCGATTCTGCGCCGCCCGCGAAGAACTCCCGTCCCCGCGAGGATCCCTGGAGTGCCATCTCCGCAATCCGCGTCACATCCATCCCGCGAGGGTTGGTGCCGCGCAGTTCCAAGGCTTCCTTCGCCATGTCGATGAGCTTGAAATTGCGGTACTCGCGCGCCATCTCGACGGCGCGGCGCTGCTGCTCGGGGCCGTAGCCATCGAGATATTCCCCGGTTTCGTTGCCGTTGTGGTCCCTGCGCCGCGCCAGGAAGAACCGCCCATCCGCACGCAGCAACAGAGCCATCTGCATGCAGGCAAGGCGCTGCTCCATGCCGTCGCGGGTTACCGAAGTGCCGCCCTCCCCGCGAATCGGGAATGCCGGGCCCTCTGCGCCCGGGCGCGTCGGGACTCCCTGTTGGCCCTTGGTCGCGAGATGGGCAAACAGTTCCTTCCGTGCCTGATCGACGGGCACGCCCTTGGCGATGAACTCGCTGATGACGGTCTCGTCGATCCCGTATTTGATTGCGGTCGCGCCCAGCGTTTGGATTTCGCTGACGCGCTCCCGTTCGGCCTGGACCGCCTCTTCACGCGCGGCGGCCAGGGCCTGATCGTTCACAGTACGGGCATCCGCGCCCGTGTCCTGCGTGGTCGTCTGTTCCATTGCAGGTTTCTCCTTTTGTGGGCTGATTGCCCGTACTGAGTCGTTGGGTTGTGCGCTCAGAAAGCACGTATTGAAATCGGCCGGCACCGTGCAAGGCGAAATCTCGAACGGCTCCCAGTCGGTGGCCTTGAACATGCCGATTTCTTTATCGTTCAGGTAGGGCGGTTTGCCCTCCGGTATTCCTTCAGTCTGCGCATCCACCTTTTCGCGTTTGTACACGAAGGTTCCGAAGCTGAGGTTTTGCAGGATGCCGGTGCTGGCTTTGCGGAACATCTCGGCGCCATCCGGATCGCCCAGATCGAATTGCAGCGTAGCCATGCCCTTATCGCCGTTGGGCCAGGCGCGGCGCACCACGCCCAACTGGGCGCGCGTGCCGACCTTGCCCGCCATGAGGGACTTGAAATCGTCGCCAGTGAAATGGGTGTCGAACACCGGCGCGCCGTTGTTCAGCCGGTCGAAGCGGCAGCCCTGCATGTCGAGCTGGAGCATGTAGGGTTCGCCTGTCGCGCGGTCAACCCTTGGGACGGAGGCCCCGCTATACCAGACCACATCGATGGTGCCGTCCTTGGCGTTGGCCGTGCTCGGCAGCACCTGTGCATCGGCGGCGAAGACTTCGGCGTCGCACTGCGCGGGCGGCGGCTCGCCGGTACCCGCAAAGGATATTTCGGTTCGTAGAAGTGGCATCGTGCCTCCTAATCCTTCACCGCGCTGACGGCGATGTAGTCGTTTTCTCCCAGCTTTTTCAACTGGTAGAGTTGCTTCTGCAACCACGCGACATGGCCCTTGAACTTGTCGTCGCCTTCGCGATGCCACTTCACCAGATGCTGGTAGAAGTGGAAGTTCGACATGTCGCCGGCGTCGTAGCACTGTTTGCAGAGATCGGTGAACCGCGCGATGGCGGCCTGCTCGGCGGCAAAGGCATCGTTCAAAATCTCGGTGACGCTATCGTGGGTCGCGGCGGGCTTCAGCTCAATCGTGGGTGCGCCCTCCAGAAACAGCGCGCGGCTCACCAGACATTTCATGTGGTCCTCGCACTGCTCCCTCATCTGCTTCAGGCCATCGGCCAGATCCAGACCCAGGCGCTTCACGTCACGCTGGTCGAGAAGATACTGAAGCATCATGGAGCCTTCCATGTTGGCGGCCTCCTGAAGCCCAGCGATTACCTGTGGGTTTCCTTTCACAAACGTCCTTCCTTGTGGTTGAGTCTTTAGCCGCGGTAAAGCCGTGAGGCCGTTTCGAAACCGCTGCCGGCGCGCGACATGCCGGCGACGAGCAGATCCTTGACCATGCCCAGGTCCTCTTCCGAGAGCGCCGCGAAGCCCTGGCCCTTGGACTTGGTGGGGGCCGCTTTGCTGCTCGGGGTTCGCTCCTCCGTTGCCGCCGGCTGCTCCTGGCCACGGAGCGTCGTGTTGCGCGGGTCCGAATCCAGGATGATTTCAAATTTATCCACCAGCTTGTTGAACAGCGCAATCTGCTGAAGCTGGGTGGGAGGGTCGTAACCGTTCTCCAGCACGGCCTCGAACCAGGTCTTGCGGCCCATGCGGACATCTTTCAATACACCCTCTGCGTCCTTCACCGGATCCACCGATTCGAACCGTGGCGCGGTCCACTGCACACTGCGCAGTCCGATCTTCGGGTCGTTGGCCGCGGATTTCGGAATCTTGCCCTGCATAATCAGCGTGTCGACGAACCGCCGCCACACAGGCATCGCGAATAACGGAATCAAGGTGAGCCAGCGAAAAGCTTCCACGGTGTTGCGAAAACCCAACATGCCGCCGCGCCAGGAAGAGTAGTTCACCTGCGACATGTCGCCCGTGCCGAGTTCGTAGGGCAAGCCAATGCCTGCCATGATCCCCTGCAACTCGGTCATTTTGTACTCGCGGTACCCGCCCGCCGGCGGCGGATTGTTGAACTTGATGTCCTGGCCGGGCTTCAGATATTCGACCATGCCCGGCTGGAAGCTCTCGACCGGCAGCCCGCTCGATGGATCGGTTCCCGCGATGCCGAGTGGATCGCCGTCGACGCCTTCCGGTTGTTGGACGAACGCCGTAACACAGGCTTCCACCTTCTTGCGCACGCGCTCCGCATCGCAGTAATCGTCGAGATCCCGGAGCGCCATCATCACGGGCGCGAGCCACGGCACGCCGCGCACCTGGCCGGGCCGGAGCACGCGGTAAACGTGCATGATCTGGTCGGCCGGAACCGGCTGGCTCACTATGCCGCCGCGCGGGTTGAGGATCAGCACGCCGCCGGGATGGTAACTGAACAGCCAGTACGCGACGCGGCGTCCCATCTCGTCGAACTGCACGCCCTCCATCACGTGGCCGTTGACCAGGCCCATCGTACGGGCCTGATCGAGGAAATCGGATTCGAGCATTTGAAGCTGAAGCGGAATGCGCAGACCTTCGTCCGAAGGACGCGGCCTGAAACGGACAATCGCTTCTCCCGATTCCGCCATAGTGCGGACGGTCAACGTCTGCATGCCATAGAAATCGAGGCGTTGCGGCGTGTCGCATCCGTCTGCGAAGAACGGCCACTCGGCATCAATGATCTTGTCGATGGCGGTGTTGCCGGTCTTGGCCTTCGGCACTATCCCAGTTCCAACCACATTCCCGGCCAGTTCCTCCACCGCGCGCGCCGCATAGGGATTGTTGCGAATGAGATCGCGGCTGCGGTTGCGGAGCCAGATGAGCGACCCCATCAGCTCGACATTGGCGTCGGTCGAGGCGGCGTACCAGCCATGGGCGCGGCGGCCGGCGCTGGCGCCTTCGTACCGGAACCGCTGCGCGTGCCGCTCCAGATAGCCCGTGGTCAATTCGAGCGCGACGCGACTACGCACACGCTGCAACGCAACGCGCGGCGCTACGATGCTGATGGCCTTGTCGAGAAGATTCATTCCGTTACCAGCGGTCGTCCAGCGTTGGGCCTGTGGGACCGTCGCCGCGCTGGTGCTGCGCGAACCGGACGCGGCTTCCGGTCTGTCCGCTGGTCTTGCGGATATCCTCTTCGATGGTGGCCTTCGCCTTCAGAAGCTCGTCCGTCGAGCGGTAAGTCACCTCGCGCCCATCCGGGAAGCGGACTTTGAGCGTGGGGCCTCCGATGGCCTGGGTGACCGCATCCAGGTTCAATTGCAACTGCTGAACGGTCAGTGCCATATCAATTTCTTCCAAACCAGTTGCGGCGCGGTATCCATGGGTCTTCCCCGCGCTCGGCGGGCGGCTCGGCACTGGCCGGCTTTGGCACCGCCGGAATGTTCGACGGCGTCTCCCCGCGCCGCGTCTGCACCATCCGCGCGAAGCGGTCGCAATGCACCGGCAGTTTCAAGCCGCTGGCGTACAGCGCGTGCAACGCCGCGTACGCGAGGACCCGGGCGTCCAACCCTTCGTTGCGGGCGTTGGCCGGCTTCCGCCATTCCTGTTTCGGAAACCCGTTGTGGTACCGCGTGAACTTCCGCTCGGCGGTCAACTGCTCGAAATACTCGAGGTCCCGCCCGATCGGGAAGTGGCAATAGCCCGGCCCCACGTCCCGGAGCTTCAGCCGGTCGTAGATCGCCGTCTTCGCCGCATCCACGCCAATCATGAAGAACGGCGTCTGGTTCTTCCGGCTCGGCTTGCGCGGCCAGATCGGCGACTCGCCCGCGCGCCCCTTCGTAGCGTACACACGGCGGTTGTAGCGGTCGCGTGTGAAATGCAAAACGGTGGCATCCTTAAACCCGCAGTCGATGCACGTCGCGACGATCCGCATGGGCAGCCCGGACGCATGCAGGTATTCGGAGAGCAGCAGGCCTTCCAAGTGCTCCCAGACCTCGTTGCGGGTCACGTCGCCGGGGATCACGTGATAGGCAATCGACCACGATTCTTCATCGCGTCCCCACCCAACGATTTCCATCTCCAACCGGTCTGCCTGCACGTCGACGCCAGCCGTGATCAGCGCGACTCCTTCCGGTGCTTCGGCTTCAAAAGGCTCGCACCGGTTCCACAATGCATGAGCATCCGTCGCTACTTCGTGGGTCTCCTCCCACAACTCAGCGAGCACCGTGTTCAGAAAGGCTTTCAGCGTCTCAGGCGATTTCTTCGCCGCCAGGAACTCCACCGCGATCTCCCCCCAGGATTTCTTTGGCGAGATCAACTGCGAGACGCGAAAGCCAGGAATCGGCGACGACGGGTTCGCCGCGCGGTACTCGCCGCGCTCCACCATCTCGGCTTTCAAGCGGTGAGGAATCAACTCGCTGCACTCGGCGCAGCGGTACGCCGCGTCTTCCGGCCTCCCCTCCGGCCACACCACGCCCGGCCCCGTGCCGTCGCCGAACGCGAGTACCTGGAAGCACCCGCACTGTGGGCAGGGCACGAAGTAATCCCGCTGGTCGCTCTCGCGCCACGCCAACTCGATGCGGCTGACGCCCTTGATCGTCGGCGTGGACGCCATGACGATCTTCTTGTTGTGGGCGAACTCCGCGGTGCGCTGAATAGCCAGCGATACCGGGTCGCCCTCAGTGCCCGCGCTCGCCGGGTAACGGTCCACCTCATCCAGCAGCGCGTAGCGGATCGGCCGCATGGCCAGGCCCGAGGGCGAGATCGCTCCGGTCAGCGTGATCTGCCCTGCGCCATTTGCGAGGACCTTGTGTAGCGTCGTGTTGCTCGAATCGCGCGACTTGACGGGCGCAATCTTCCCACGGAGTGCGGGCGTCGCACGAAACATGGGCGCCACCCGATCCTTTGAGAGCGCCTTCGCATCCTCCGTGCGCGGCTCGACGACCAGCACAGGCCCTGGATCTACATCAGCGATGAAGCCGATGAAGTTGAGAAGCACTTCCGTCTTGAGAATTTGCGCTCCCGATAGCACAACGACCTGGCGGCAGGGATGGCTGGGGCTGAGCACATCCATCGGCTCCCGCTGGTACGGCCGCGTGCGCCACTGGCCCCGTTCGGCCGCCGCGCCGCCGGTCAGGACGCGGTTCTCATCCGCCCACTGCGAGACGGTAATGTCACGCGGCGGCAGCATGGCCGCGGCGCCAACTTCGTGTATGGAGAACGGTTGCATTTACAGGCCCGCGTCCGCGATGGCTTTGCTCACCTTGCGCAGCACGGCCTCATCGTCGTTTTTCAGTAGCCGATGGATGGCTTTCTCGTCGTTGACGGCGGCCAGCATGGGCGCCAAACGGTCGGCACGCGCCTGGAGGTGGTCCTTCACGATGGCAGAGAAACTCGCGGCGTACTCCGAGGCGCGCACCGCCTGGATCAGTTTGCCGGCGCGCTCCTCATATTCCAACTGCGCCGTTCGCGCCTCGAAGCTCGTTTTGACCGCTCGGGCGCGCAGGTATTGAGCGACCGGATCGCCCGTCGCTGTCGGCGGTTCGGGCATCTGGGAAACCCGTTCCTTCGGTGCTGCGGCCGCCGTTCGATTGACCGTCTGGCCGGCGAAGGTGTTCTTGGCCCATTCCTGGTTGGCGCGCTCCGGATCGATAGTCCCGTCCGGCAGCGTCGTGATGCGCTTGGTGGCGATGGCCTTCTGTACGGCGGTGAGACTGCAACCGCGCATCCGCGCGTATGCCCGGAGAGAAATGCCCATCATCGCCATACGTTCGCCTAGTGAATCTTTCTTTGGAAAAGTCGAACTTCAGAGTTGCTATTCGTCGCGACTGAAGTGATGTATGTGTTCGATGCCACGCACCACCAAGACCACCAAACAAACCGCCGCCGCCTGCTACGCCGAACGCCACGCCGAGTGCCAGGACCTGCTGAAGCGCATCGCCAGCCGTCTGGAGCAACACCAGAAGGACCAGACTCAGGAACCCGCCAACTGGGGGTATGCCGGCGACCTCGGCCGCGTCACCGAGGAACTGGCCTACGTCCTCGCCAGCCTGGGCGAC